AGTCACATCCCCGCCAGAACAGTTTCCCGCAAACGCCTTGCCTTGGTCAGCGGCAACAACCGTGTAATCGAGGGATTTGGTTTCAACGGTGCGGGTCTCAATAACAGACCCACCGCCGCCACTTGTGCCGGCCGTTACGGCACCTTTGACGTTGTCGTGTTCAACAATAAGAGAACCCGTAGAGGTCTCAATTCTGACCTTATAGGCAGAGGTATCTGTGAACACTAACGTCTTTGTCGTGCCGTCCGATGTGGGGTAGCCTAGCGAGTCGGTTGTTGCTGATGTACCAAGGGCGACGGCTAGATCCTGGTCAGCGTAAACCGTCTTAGGCGTTGTGGTTCCTGCCACAAAGAACCGAACCACTGCACCGGATAAAGGCGCACCCGTGGTGGAGTTTGTAAGGCGCTGGCCTGGGGTAAAGACGGCGACGGCATCAACCATGTTCTGCGTTCCAGTTATAAGGCTGCGAATGAGCCCATGGGAAAAAGCCGCCCTTCATTTTTTAGGGGGCGTGATCGGATTGACGCTTGTTTTACTGTTTCAGTGGGTTTCGTCTTAGCGTTCCCAACGTGGGCCAAACCCACCCACGAGAGGGGCTGTTGCGCCTGTCGTGATGCCCCGGGCAAGCGCATTCCGGCGCTGTTGCCCTTGTCCCAGCCTTGCCTCAGATGCCCGCATTTCTGGCGTTTGCAGCGCGTTGCGTGCGCGTGCGCCAGATGACTGAGCCGCGTTAATCGTTCGGCCTGCGGAGTCCTGAAACGTACCCGGCCGCTTTGACAAGATGCGCAACACTTCATCGGCAACTTCCGGCGTCATGCCGAGGGCGCGGTTTCCGTATCTTCCCGCAGCATCGAGAACCCCGCGCCAATTGCCCGTTGCGGCGTTCGCTATTGTTTTTCCGGCTTCGGCCATGTTGGTCGAATCTGCCATGTCGGAGAGCTGCTGCGCCGTTGTGGAATTGCCTTGAGCTGCGGCCCGCGTCTTCGACTGGCGAGACAACGTCACTAGGGCTTTCTGAAACTCCCGCCACTCCTTGCGATCTGGGAACAACTGACGCAATCGCGCTTGCATGTTATCTGACCCAAGGTTGAGAACTTTGTTCCCCATTGGGTTGCCTTCGCGGATCATAGTTGTGACGTGCTCAATAGCGCCGCGTCGATACATGGCCTTTTCCGCGTCGCTCATCGCGTCTTCTTTGCTCGTGGCTGTTAGCTTCTTGCGGATGGCTTGCCACGGCGCTTTGTCTTTGAAATCTTCCATCCCTTCCCGAGCCGCTGTCTTTAGCGCGGCCTCATCGGCGTAGTGGATAGATGCTTTTTTGTAAGCGTCGTTGTCCCAAGCGTTCATCAGGTCGCGCTTTATCGTTCGCAGAGAGTTGACATCCCAGCCGTTTGCCGTGCCCATCTTTTGAGCCTGCTCAGAGTCCTTTATGAGCTTGTTCAATTCGATCTTGACGCGATGAAGGGCTTCAGTCCTGGTCTCGAACCCTATGGGTTTGCCCTCATCCGCAAGCCGCGCTTTGACGTGTTCCATTAGGCGCTTAGTTGTGGGCCGTTCAAAGATTGCTGCAAGCTGCGGCGTCATAGGCGTTTCAACAGCTAAGGCAGGCTTGAACCCATTGTCCCCAATGTCCTTCAGCCGTGCCGAAACGTCATCGATGGACTGGTAGTAATCATCAGCCCCGAGCCTCAAGCCTTCCCGAAGGTTGCGCTCAATCTTGTTCGCTTGAAACTTTTGCCGCTGGTCAACGCGCAGCTTGAAAACCTCGTTTTGAGGGCTCTGCTGGTTCTGAGCTGCCCGGATAAGACGCTGCGTGCTGGTCCCCCCAACATCTGCAATCATCGTGTCTGGATCAGCTTCAGCCATGACGCGAGCGCGAGCTTCAAGCCGTGGCCCTGCCTTCATATCCCGCGTCAACGCTTCGTTGGCCTTTTCCGCAGCAAAGCCTTTCGGGTTGCTTCTAGCCCGAATGGGAGCCGCCACCGCGCGACCAACAGCAGACACAGCGTCAACAGCCGGAACAGCAACGCCACCGACAAGAGCGCCAACACCTGCACCTTTTGCCGTATCAAGCGCCACGCCGCCGACCGAATCGGCTTCAGACAATCCAGCGCCATAAGCTGCGCCGTAAGCCCCGCCCATCCTTACGCCTTGCCCAACACGCTGGCCAAACGTCGCCGCCTGTGTGACTTCAGGGGTGAAACCGGCCATTCGAGAAACAGCCTGACCGGCTTGCGGCAGTTTTGTTGCTGCTTTTGCCACGCTGAACGGGAGAGCAACGCCGCCCGCCAATTCGCCCAACACATAGGTTCCAGGGTTGGCTTGCTGCGCTGCCCGGTTCCCCTCCCTGATTGAATCGCGAGTACGGCTGTAGTTGTCAGATATATTGAAGTCACCCAAAAGAGCGTTACCCGCTGCGGCTAGGCCCCCGCCGATCTCGTCAGAGAACCCAAACGTAACCCCTTGCAACGCACCACGGCCAGCACTTTCAAGCCGAGATACGGCTGGCGCAGCGGCGCTTGGCTGTGATGCCGTGTTCCCCCAACCCGACTTGATCTCGTTGACCTTGGCGCTGATTTGATCTTGAGTTGCGCCGTCCGGTGCGTTGATCGTGACTGTTTTCCCGTCCGGCCCTGTGATGCGGATTCGGGCCATTATTCAATCTCCATCGTAAACCCGCCGCCAATGTCAACGGCGCTGGATGGAGACGAAACCCCGTTCGGGTTGCGGTAGTAGTCCCCAGTTCGGATCTCTTCAGACCGGCGCTTTGCCAAGTTGAGCCTGTCTTGTGCTAGTTGCCTCATCCGCCCCATGGTTCTGCGGCGGATTTCACGAGGCTGAGATGGATCAGCAAGAATTTCAACAAACTTGTTCAATTCGAAATCCGTTGTTGCACCCTTGAGGGTGTCGGCCATTGCTTTGATGGCCTCAAAGCTCATCATGGCCCCATATTCGTCGGTTGCTTTTGACCTGTTCTCGTCAAACAGAAGATTGCCACCGGGGAAGCGCGAACCGATTATCCCAGCAATCCCAGATCCGGTGCCCTCAAAAGCTGCCGTCCCCGCCGCTTCCGCTTCTGGAGAAATGAGCTTGGCGGCATCGTCTAGGGCTTTGATGGTGTTAGAGAGCGTCGTCACCTCATCATCTGATGAGTAAATTTGCTTCATCTCCGTCACGGACTTTTTGGCCGGGATCGAATTTTTCTGAATGAGGTCAATGGCACCTTGGCGATCACCAGCCGCTAACAGCATTTTGACGGCTGATTGAACATTTGGAGGCAAGTTAGCAACCATGCTGGCAGGTGTCGGCGCTGATTGCGGTTGCTGCGCAATGTTTGGTTGAGAAAAGCGAGCAACACCTTCAGCCGGGACAGGCGCGGGCTGTTGGACGTTTGAACCACCGCCCAAAAGCATCTCATCGAACGTCTTTCTGCGTGCGCGTTCATCCGCCTTTTCGGCTAAATCGGCTTCCGCACCCCTAAGCTTCAAATCCATGAGCTTGTCTTCGCGCGGGTCGCGGGCAATGCCACCAAACGCAGCCGCATAGGACTGACCAAACTTGTTAGGCCCTGCGATGGGGTCAAGGTCATCCGGGTCCATCCCGTCGCCGGGGTTGTATTTCTGATGTTCTTGAACCAGGGCACCCCAAATGCGCGGATCACGCCGTTCTGGGGGAAGCTGAGAGAACGCATACATGCGTTTTCCGAGGGCTTCCTGACGCTGCATCTGGAACTGTTCGTCCTGGCGGGCGTCCTGCTTCGACTCCCGGCCGCGCTGGTAGGTCTGCTCTTCCTGTTGGCGCTTGACTTGGCCTTGAAGGTTGTTCTGCTGCCTCAGACCCTCAAGCGCATTCATCGGCGCTGAAAAATCAATCTGCTGATTGCCGGGGTTCGGCGCTGCGAGGGGAAAGAAGTTGCGCGCCATTTAGCCCCCCTGCCCTGCCGTGTAGGCTTTGATCCCGAGACCGGCCAAGCCCATTAAATTGTTCAGACCCGTGTTGCGCGTGCTGGCCAAGGCGTTGCCGTATTGAATGCCTTGGTTGGCCCGCGTTGCGCCGTAGCCCATCGCGTTGTCACCCTGCCCCATGCGGATGTTCCCTTGCTGGGAAGCCGCTTGGAACCCTTGCTGCCCTGCGTCCCGGTAGCGATCAAGCCAATTACCGGCCGTCTGCTGAAACACCCGCTGGCCTGCCATCGCCGCCGTGCCGCCTGCCCCCATGCCGCGCGCGTTCAACTGGCGAGAAATAGCGCTTGATTCCTGCCCAAGCTGCCCCTGAAACAGCGGGTTGTTCGTCAGCGTGCCAATGGCCTGTGTCTGTGCGTCCTGACCGCCGAGACCAAGAGCATTCGTGTAAAAATCATTTGCCGCGCGGCCCTGCTGTGCGAACGGCGTGAACTGGTCAAACGCCTGGTCATAACGCTGCGTCTGTTCGCCGTAGCCCTGAGACAGAGCCGCCGTCGCCTGAGCGTTGGCGTTTCTAATATCCCGCTGCGCTTTCCTGCCCGATAGATCGAAGCTAAAGCCCATGTCTTGCGTCTCCTAGCGAAAAGTGGCCAGACAACCGGCCGTGTCTTGACTGACTGTCCAACCCATTGTTCGAGGCGTTTCCGCAGCCGTTGCGGTGAAGTCTGCAGAGCGAACAACTGTTGTGCCTGACGTAAAAATCGCGGCTTGATTGCTCAGGCCAATTGGCGTGATAACTGTCGGGCCTACGCCTGTGAACGTCGCCACCACAACGCCCCGCGCGGCAACGTCGGCATCAAGACCTAACGTGTACGTCGGCACCCCGCCGTTGACTGCGTTGGTCGCCGTATCAACAGGCGTTGCGGATCTCAGATTATAGAGCGCGTAAACCCCGACATGGCACCCGCCGCCAACGCCGCTCAAAGTCACAACCACATTCCCGGTTGTTCCGGTTGGAAGGCTCACAATGTAGATGGCCGTCTTGACGGTGAGAACAGACGTAGCGGCAAGCTGCGTGGCAGAGACGCCGGCCACTGTGCAGCCTGTAACCGTCACTGAACCAAAATAGCCGACCGTCACCACGATATGACGCCGCCCCGCTGCCCCGAGTGAAAGAGAGGCAAATGTGTGGGTTGAGGCGGCTGTATTTTGTGATCCCGTTGCCGTCCGTGTGACGCTTGGCAGAGCCCCGGATATAAACACCGGCATCAGCATCAGACAGACCGAGTGCAGTTGAACATTATGGCGACGTTTTCGGCGCTTGAATTGCTCGTCACCGTCACTGTCACGTCTGCATCCACCGCAACTTCATTGGAGCTTGTGTGGGCTTGCGTGCTTTCCGTCGTCGTGACGCTGTTAGCCGTCCCACCAAGGTTAGTCCCGTCAATCGAGACTGTGACGGTGCATGTCCCAGACGTGGAGCGCGTCGTGACGCTGTTGATCGTATATGCGAACGGGGATCTGAGGCAGACCCGATAGGCTTTGTTATCCGGGAACTCAATAAACACAGGCCAGCCAAACACGTTCAAAGCCGCTTGAGCCGCCGCCAGATCCTTAGCCGCTTGCCGCGCTTGCCCGTCGATGTGGTCCTTCAGCTCTTTCGAGATCGGCGCACCGCCAGACGATGAGCGGACCCCCCCAAGGATTGGACGATTAGCCACTAACCGCAATCTCCGCTTGGCCCTGATAGATGGCTTTGGCCACCCGGGCCGAACATGTCAGCCGAAACACAAAGCCAAGCCCCTTGCACTGACCAAGCCGCCACGTTTCCAATTCATTGGTGCGCCGGCCTTGCTGCCCCAATTTAATCTTCCGCGAACCCGTAAAAGTCGCGCCGCCGTCCAAGCTCCAATCCAGCAACACTTCCGGGTCAATGTCCTGGTCTGCGCCTTGGCCTGTGCCCACACCCCGTTCAATGTCCCACCAGACGCGGGAAATATCGATTTTCTTACCGGGGACAACGAGGGGCGAAAACGTCATTTGAGACACGAGAGGTTGCCCGGCATCGCTGAAGAAATTCGGGCTCATTTCGTAGATGATCGGTTCAGTCGAGGAACCCACCAAAACCCGGCCGAAAGCAGAAACGGCAGTGCCAATATTGTAGGACTTCGAAAGGTGAGATTTGCGGGTGTTCCAGCGGTTTGTTTTGGTGTTGTAGGAGTAAGTCCATTCAGATGAATTGATCGTGTAAAAGCTGTTCCCGTCACGGACCCACGAGAAAGCGTTGATGGTTGTCGGGTCTTCTACGCGCTGAATCTCGCGGCTTATGAATGCGTCACTGATCTCAACCGGCGTGTAGCCGTCCAAGGCCCTCACCGTCCGGTCGTGTGCCACCCAGTAAACCGTGCCGGCGACGGTGGCCACGCTCTTAGGGGCCAAGCATCCGAACTCAACCACTTGCACCCGCTCGTAGCCTGTGCCGTCTGCAAGCCCGGCGTTGTTCAGGATCTCAGTCGTGACCTGTCCGAACAGCAGCAACTGACCCTGGCGGGCGTAGATGCGGACGTTGGCGTCTGGCGAGGCATCGCCGCGCTCAACTGACAACCCATCCCAGGCCGTGCCGTCGTCAATCTCGCCAACCTGATACTTGTTGTCCACGGTGGCGACTGCGAACTGCCCGTCATTGACCGTCAAAGACTGAGGCGCAAGCAAGTCAGCGTCCGTCACCTGGGCCAAGCTGGTGCGCCAATTAAACAGGAGCCCGTTGTTGACAATGGCAATGTCCGGCGTTGAGCGACGGTTGCGGGCCATATAAACCGGACCCGTCTCGTCAAACCCCGACAACGCGCCCCGATCCGTGACGTTCCCGTTTGATAAGATCTCGAACAACCGCGCCGAAGTCCCGCACACGGCCCAGACCTTGGCGTCCGCTTCGAGGATTTCACGAACCCCGCCCGTCACACCCGGCAAAGCCGCAAACCCTTGCAAGCCATCCGACGCGACGACGTACTCAGTGACCTTGCCCTCTTGCCCAATTTGTTCGACATGGCAGTTCACAAGTTCAGCCGTTCCCCCTTGCGTGTACCTGGCTTTATTGGTCCGCGTCGTGATGTTGATGGGGACGGTTTGTGTTGCGCGGCGCTGCATTAGTAATATGTCGCCTTGATCGGGAAGCCTGTTTTGCGCTTGGCCACGTTCCGCCGCAGCCGGCGCAAGAGCCGCGTTTCCTCGTTGTCCATGTCAGAGATTGAAGCCGAGCGGCCAAATCCGTTCTGGACACGGTTGGCCACTAACAGCGTGGCCGTCGTGAACGCCTCCAATGGTATCTCGTTTGAATCCCAATAGACAAGCTCTTCGAACTCCCATTCCGCGTGCAGTTCGTCGTATTTGCCGCCCACGAAACCACTATCCGCAGCGGACGGCGTCCCATCTGCGTCAATAACGGTGAGCTGCAACAGCACTTCCCGAATAAGTTCTGTTCGCGTGCGTGCCATCGCAGCCCACCCTTTGCGTTACTGGAGAACGTAGGAAACAGCGAGTTCAACCGTGCCGCTCGTTGCCGCCGTACCAGTGGCCGCGACCTGCACAAGAACGCTGATGACGGTCTCGCTTGTGTACTTGTAGAACTGACCAGTTGACGACACGAGGGAACTTGTCGTGCCGCCCGTCTGCCCAATCGTTGCGCCGTCAATCAGGCGGTCCGTATCGGCAGCATCGCCAACGTCAAGAACGATGCCGGTGCTAGTATCAAGGTCAGACGTTTTCAGGGTAACGCCCGTGATGCGCGCCCCAGCCGGAACACGCAGCATTTCGATCACATCGTTTAGAACGAACGCAGTCGTGATCGAGTACGAGCTATAGGCCGTGTACACTTGGCCAGCGGGACCGGCTGTGTAAGCCGAGTTGCCGCGAGCGGCCATCGTTGCGGTATAGGTAGGCATTGGTTTGGTCTCCTATCGTTCAGGATTAAGCGTCAGCAGCAGCGGCGAAGTACCCGGTCACGATGCCGTGATCCTTGTAATCGTCGGTGTCCGTTGCGCCCGTGCCAAACCGCAGCTTTTCAACCTTGTACCACTGCTTAATGGCCAAGCCGACTTTGCGCTTATAGTCGAAGTCTTCTTCAACCGTCTGAGGACGCTGCGCCCATGCAATGCCGAGCGCCTGAGCGCCGCACAGGTAGACCGGGCGAACCACGGCCGAAGATGCACCCACAGCGCCAAGGCTGGGGATGTCTTCGATTTCGTAAATCGCAAGGTTTTCCCAAACGTAGTCAGCACCCGAAAAGAGCGGGTTGTCGAGGCCACGATTGCGAGCTTCGCGGTTGGCAGACACAAACGCCGTATCAGCCGCCAGATCGCGGATGCACTCAGTCGGGGCAAGAACCACGTACCCATCCGAGCCGGCCACGTTGTCCTTGGGCTTGATCGGGCGGATCTTCGGGTTAGCGTTCTTTGCCATGCGCTTCATCAGCGACAAGGCCGAAGACGTGAGCTTGTCCGCAGTCGTGTCCACGTTCAGCAGCGATGCCGAATGGTCGTTGCTGGAGTTGTTGGACCGTGCAGCGCCGAACAGAACGCGGTCAGCGTTGTCTGCCAACCAAGCATCTTTTTCAGCTTCCGAAGCCGCTGAATAGAGCTTGCCGTTGATGGACCCCAACTGCGCAATGATGTTGTCGCGGTCAAGCTCCATGTTCCAGTCCATCAGAACGTCGCGATGGGCCTGGCGAAGATCGATAGCCGTTTTCTGGGCTTCGAACTTGTTGAGCTTGACGGCGTGGCTGTATTCACGAACCCGGATCAAGAACGAACGGAGGTCAACTTCCTCTTCCGCGCCTTCCAGATCCTGAGTCGAGTCTTTCGCCGTGCCGGTGAGACGGTTGACCAGCGTGAAGGTCACGGCATCGCCGGGCTTTTTCGTCAGGTCTTCCTTCACCTGGATCATTTTCGATGAGCCCGTGCCCATCATGTTCTTGAACCAGTTGTTGTTCAGGTACTGCGTGAAGTACCGTTCGTCCCACTGTTGAACTGTCAAACCAGAGGGGATTGAAGTCTCAGCCATTTAATTAGCCTCCAAGGATGGATTCGAGAGAGGCAGGCCCCTGAAACCGCCCGTGCTGATCACGGGGTTGGGCTGAGGGAGTCGCTGCCAGCGATTTGGGGGTTGAACCCTTGGGCGTCTGTGGCTGGGACGGAGCGGCTTGCTGTTGACCGCGCTCGGCTTCAAGTTCCTCACGAACCCGCTGTTTATAAGCGGCGGGATCGTCACCGATCTCATTCCAAGCCTTGATTTTAAGACCCGTCTCATAGGCGTACTTCGCCGGCATGGGATGGGCTTTGAGGGCTTCGACAAGATGCGGGGCACGGCGGGCGGCTTCAATGAAGATGGCTTCCACTTCCTGAAAGTCAGGCTTGGACGACATCATCATTTCGCGGCTGAGAACCGTGCGGGTCTCGAATACCTGCGTCTGAATCTGCTGTTGCATCGCGGCCCGGTCCCAAGCCATCGCGCCTTCAGGGTCAATCCATGGATCTGGCCTCTCAGGGAGGTCAGGCATGGGGGCCTGTGGGTGCTGGGCTTGCGGCTGGGCCTGTTGCTGTGCAGGCGGCGCAGTGCGTTGCTTGGTCAGTTCGGCAAGCTGCCGTTCCAGTTCTTGACGCTTACGGCGTTCCTCATGGACAACCTTAATCGGCACCCGGCCAGACCCGTCTTCCCCTTCGATTGACTCAGCCGGCGGCGCCGCGTCTTGTTTTTCGCCCGTTTGCGCGTTGACTTCGACGGCTTCAGGTGCCGGCGATGCTTCGGCCTTGGTCTCGATAGGCTGAGACGGCGGGCTTTGCGCGTTGTCGAGTAGGGTAGCGAGGTCTTGAGGCTCCGACATAAGGTTCTCTCCTAGCGCCCGTAATCCCGGCGGCGGATGGTTAGTGAAGCGCCCGTCTCCCGGCGGCGGAACTCAAACGAAAAGGGGAATCAAAAACCCGGCGCTTGGCCGGGTGGGGGAAGGCTCTGCTGGGGCGTCGGCATCTGTGGCCCGCCTCCCGGCTCAATAATGGTTGGGTTGACGATCTGACCCGTCTGGGCGTCCGTCTGGTCCGCCTTGGCCAGTGCCCCGATGGTGTCAGCCTCAATTTTCCTAGTTTCAGCTATGAGCTTGGCTAGTTCCGCCTCTGCCCGCCGCTTCTGATATTCGGCCGCTTCAGGGTTTTCTTGCGCGCCCTTCATTTCGTCCAGCAGTTCGCGCTTGTTCCGCAGGCTTGACGCTTTGATGTAGATTTCCGGCGGGAAAACAACCGTGGGCGCGAGCTTCACCAACTGCTCGAACTGTTCCTGCTGAGAGTTGGCCACGTCGGGGACATGCTCAATCGTAATGTCCATGTCCATGTCAGCCGGCACGTTTTCAATTCTAACAATCTGTTCGAGCATGGGAGCCCGCATGGGGTCCATTTCGATCTCGCCAATCATCATCTGAGCCTGCTCAGGCGGGACGCCTTGGCTTTCCAGCCGCTTCATGGCCTCTTCGCGCATGGTCACGGGCCGGTTGAAGCCCACAAAGCGCACATTGTCCTCGTTGTCCGTGACGCGGACCCACCACTCGTCTGTTTTATATTGACGGATGAGGTTCCAGATGCCGCGATAAACGCGGGTCTTCAAATGCGTGTGGCGGTCAACCAGCGGCGAAATCTCAATCTGGCCGCCGGACTGACTAAGCTGGATCGCACGCCCTGACGCAGCGTCCCCTTGCTTGCCCATCAAAGCCGCGTTGGCCCCTTCGGTCTCCATGTGCAGCATCGCCTGCTGCATCATTTCAAAGTTGCCCTGTACCTGCGCCGTCGTGTCAAGGATTTCGAAATCAAAGCCGGGGTTGACTTCAATATGACCGTCCGGCTTGGCAAGTTCGCCCTTCATCGCCTCTACGTCGTCAACCGCTCCCTTTTCGCCTTTGGTCTGGCGTTGGGTCAGCAAATGAAGCGACTTAGACCGGCGCTTGTTAATTTCGTCTTGGGGCGAAATATACGACCGCGCTTCACCGTAGCGGTTGTTCTCCCGGTCCACATAGGCCGACTGCATGAACAGAGGGCACCAAGACTGCCCCTTGGCATCCTTGAACGGCACCATGCCGCCGGATAGCTTGCCGCCCTTGGTGAAGATGCACCAATACCAATCAGCGCCCTTTTTGTAGTACATCTGAATAATCTTGACGCGCTTGCGATGCGTGCCGGATGTCCAGCGCTTCCACTTCGGCTTGTCGTCTAGCGTCTTGCCGGTGTCTTCAGATGAGGTCTTGTCGATAATCTCATCCATGCCGGGAAACTGAGCCTTGGCCTGCTCAACATCCATCCATGTGACGCCGCCCAAATAGGTCGCATCTGAAAAGTCATGCTTGCGGCTGTGAACGTCGTAGAAAAGCCGGTCCCAAGACCAGTGAACAACGTCAATATCTCCGGTCTGTTCGTCAACGGTCAGCTCTATGCCGCCGTAGCCCTCGATTAGCTCGTTTTCCCAAACCGCCGTCAGCTTCTGATCAAGGTCGGTTTCGTCTTCGATGTAGCGCAGCGCGTCCGTTGCAGCCGTGGCCGCTTCCTCATCCTTGGGATTACGCGGCATGGCGCGGGGATCTGTGCGCGACGTGATCTCAAGCCCCAACAGATAGTTGATTTTGGAGCGGATCTTGTTGAACACCACGTCCGGCTGACCGCGCCGGTTTAGCTCCGCCAACTCTTCCGAGGTCAGTTGCTTGTTGTCGTAATAGTCCCGGTCGCGCTCTGACAGTTTGGTCGCTGTGTCTGTCGCCTCTTCCCAGTCTTCAACTTGGGACACATGCAGGGCGAGGTTGAATTCCTCTTCCTGAGTGTCGTTGCCCGGCGCTTGAGGCGCGTATGCGGTCACCTGTGGCTGCATTAGGCCCTCATGTAGCGATAGCGGACCGGGCCAACGAGCATTGCGAACGGCTTGCTTTGGATGTCGATAAAGCGCCGGCCGTTCCAAGATGCTTTGACTTGGCGAGGGCTCGTTGACATTTCAAACCGCTTGCCCTTGACCCACCACCAAGCCCACCCGCCTTGACGACGCGCCGACTTTTTCCAGTTCACGACTTTGATCATCTTGCCTTCCAGCTACCCGTTTGCGAGGCTTGCGCCCGCTTTTTGAACGCCATGTCCCACCGTGATTGCGTGGTGATGGCAACGCCCGGAACCTTGCCCGGTACCATCTCGTCTAGCATCCGGCCAATCAGACCCAGCATGTCCACTTGGTCGTCATGCTTCCCCATCGGGAAGTTTGTCATTTCAGTCAGCAGGTCAGCCACCCAATGCGCGTTTTGGGGCAGATAGACCTTGCCCATCGCCGCGCGGGCCTGGAATGACCGACACCGCGTTGCCTTGTCAGCAACTGACGTGAACTGCGTCCGGCGGGCATAAACCTTGCGCTCCCGCATCCGCTTATCAATGAACGGCCCCAGAGACTTGATGATCTGGCCTTGTTCCTCTCCCCAGTTCATCGGCTTGTGCGCCGCGATCATGTCAATGAACGCTTCTACCCACTTGTGGGATTCGGCCTGTGAGCGCCAAATGTCGAGGACGTAAAGGTTGTCTTCCGGGTCAACACCGCAGATGCCGTGAACTGTATAGTCACCGCCGTTGGCCGTCACCGCGTAGTCAGAGGCCCCGTACTTCCTCAGATGCTTCGGCGGCTCCGTGTACCAGCGGAACCAGTCCCGCTTGAAGTATTCACCCTCTTCCGGGCTCGGCTGCTGCTGATAGAGCGCAGACCAGAAACGGGGCAGTGTGTTGCGCTTGATCTGGTTCAGCGCCTCGATGGGGTAGGCTTCAGGCCAAAGGGCCTCCCCTTGGTCTGAGATCGCCGGAAGTTCAACAATCTCCCATTCGTCGCCGCCGGCCTGCATCTGAGCAATGAGCGAGCCGGTCAAATCGTCTTCGTGCATTCTGTGGTTGATCAGCACGATTGACCCGCCAGGCTGAAGGCGGTTGTAAACGGTGCCGGTGTACCACTCCCACACGTTCTTGCGGCTGGTCTCAGACTGAGCGTCAGCCATCGATGAGTAAGGGTCGTCAATCAAGAAGATATCAGCACCGCGACCAATCACAGCGCCGCCAACACCTACCGCGTAATAAACGCCGCCGGACTTCGTGTTCCACTTGCCCTTAGCTTGGCTGTCTTCGGCCAGCTCAGTCTTGGGGAAGAGGTTCTGATACTCGCCGGACGCGATGATGTTGCGGACCTCACGGCCGAAGTCTTCGGCTAGGCCAGACGTTGCAGACGCAGAGATAAACTGAAGCTCAGGGCGCTTGCCGAGGGCAAAGGCTGGGAACCGCTTTGACGCGAGTTCCGAC